CATTACTACTGTAGGTGACCCATCAACAGGTAACGTTACAACAACAATTAATTAATAAGAGTTACATCAACCGCTAACACAGTTAGCATACCTTAGTTACAAAGGAAAGTAAAGTTTTTGTATGAAAAAATATAAAGAAATGATGGTTGAAGTGTTAGGCACTATCAGCAAAGCCAATGAATACCTAGATAAGAATTCAGAATCGCGTAAAAAAGCAATTGAGAAAGGTCAGCACGATCTTGCCAGAAAACGAATCGAAGGTGCGCATAAAGCGATCGATAGACTGAATGCTAACATTGATCGCGAACGAGCAAGAATGAAATAAAATGTCTTCTTTTTATAATAATAATCCTTTATTGAAATCTGTCGGGCAAATAATACCATTTACCCAAGATAACGTAACGGAATATATTAAATGTAAACAATGCCCAATTTATTTTATAGAAAATTATGGAAAAGTGATATCGTTGGACTATGGTTTAGTTCCTTTTAAATTGCACGATTATCAAAAGAAATTAATAACGGCATATAAAGAGGAAAGTCGTATAATTGCCCTAATTGGGAGACAAATGGGCAAAACGGTTAGTTCTGCAGCATTTATATTATGGTATTCATTATTTTATTCAAATAAAACTGTTGCTATACTTGCTAATAAATCGTCTGCGGCGAGAGAAGTGTTATCGCGTTACCAATACATGTACGAGAATTTACCATTATGGTTACAACAAGGCGTTAAAACTTGGAATAAAGGCGACGTAGAATTAGAAAATGGTTCTAAGGTATTCACTGCTGCAACCACCGGAAGCGGTATCCGAGGAAAATCTGTTAATCTTTTGTACGTCGATGAAACCGCTGCAATTCCTAATACAGTCGCTGAAGATTTTTTTACTGCCACGTACCCCGTTATTTCTGCGGGTAAAACAACGAAGGTTATATTAACTTCAACGCCGATTGGTTATAACCATTTTCATACGTTTTGGAGCGAAGCAGAAAAAGGAATTAATGGATTTAAACCCATAAGAGCAGAATATTGGGAACACCCCGATAGAGATGAAGAATGGGCAGAAAAACAAAGGGAATTGTTAGGGGACGTTAAATTTTCACAGGAAGTGTTATGTTCGTTCATCGGCAGTAGTTATACGTTAATTCCAGGTGACAAACTAGCAAAGCTATCATCAAATAATCCAATCATCATAAATCCAGACGGTTTAGACATATTTGAAAGACCAGATAAAACCAGAAATTATTGTCTAACCGTCGATGTAGCAAAAGGTGTTGGCGGTGATTATTCCACTATACAAGTGATTGATGTTACGGAATTACCTTATAAACAAGTCGCTAAATATAGAAATAATAAAATCGCGCCATTATTATTTCCGAGCGTTATCTATAAGATTGCCAAAGATTACAATGACGCTCATGTATTAATCGAGATTAATGTGTCAGAACAAGTTAGTCATATTCTTCATTATGAATTTGAATATGAGAATATGTTGCTAGTCAATAAAACTCAGAAAGGATTAAATAAAGGTCAAATTGTCGGTGGCGGATTTGGCACTAAACCGCAACTTGGCGTTAATACTGACAAGAAAGTAAAACGGATTGGTTGTTCAAATTTAAAATCATTGATTTGTGAGAATAAATTATTAATACAGGATTCAGATACCATTGCTGAATTATCAACTTTTATTGAAAAGAAAGATTCGTTTGAAGCAGATGATGGCTATCATGATGATTTAGTAATGGGTTTGGTTATATTTGCTTGGTTGACTACTCAGCAATATTTCAAAGAAATGAATAATGTCAATCTCAGAAAGATTATGTATGAAAATCAGATGAAATCGATCGAAGAAGATTTAACGCCTTTTGGTTTTTATAATGACGGTCAATATGAACAGACTGGTCCAGTTATGATGATGAATTTCTGAAAAACAAAAAATAATAAATACTATAATTGGATAATAAATGTCCAAGTGAACATGAATATCATTAACTAGGAGTAAATTAATATGGCAGTTCAATTATCGCCAGGTGTACAAGTTAAAGAATCTGATTTAACATCAGTTGTACCAGCAGTATCAGCATCTAATGGTGCATTTGCAGGTACGTTTCAATGGGGTCCAGTTTTAGAACCAACTTTAGTTTCTAACGAAAATGAATTGGTTAAACAATTTGGTAAACCTAAGCAAGACAATTTTCAATCATTTTTTACCGCTGCAAACTTCTTGGCGTATGCTACCAATTTATTGGTGACTCGCGCTGATGTTGCGGGTTTGAAAAATGCGGTATCATCTGGCACTGCAATTAAAATCAAAAATACTGATGATTATGAAACTAACTATGCCAATGGCGGCGCGGATGTTGGTGAATTTGCCGCGAAATATCCAGGTGCATTGGGTAACTCGTTAAAAGTTTCAATGGCTGACGGTGCTACTTATTCTACATGGGATTATAAAGCAGAATTCTCTTCAGCGCCAAGTACATCTGAATACGTTGCAAATCAAAATGGTCAACTTGACGAATTGCACATTATCGTAATCGATGAAGATGGTTTGTGGACTGGCACACAAGGCGCTATCCTTGAAAAATTTGCATTTGTATCTAAAGCAAATGACGCTAAATCGTTCGATGGTACAAGCAGTTATTATATCAATGTAATCAACTCGCGTTCTAAATACATTTGGTGGACTGATCACCCAACTGCATTGACCGTTGGCGGTGACGCTTGGGGTACTGCTGCACATAATGTATTATTCAAAGAATTAACAGCGGCTGTTACTCGTTCATTATCTGGCGGCGTTGATGATTATACTGCAACCGATGGTGAATTACTAGACGCATGGGTATTGTATGCTGATGATACTTTGTACGATATTGGTTTATTACCAATTGGTAAAGCATCTGCTTCATTAGCTTCAAGCATTATTGCTGATGTTATTGAAATGCGCACCGATGTAATTGCATTCATTTCGCCGGAAGATATTACATCGGGCGAACCAATTATTGGTACAGGTAAAGCATCGGATGTAAATGCATACAGAAATCAATTACCAAGCACCTCTTATGGTTTCTTGGATTCTGGCTACAAATACCAATATGACCGTTATAACGACAAATATCGTTGGATTCCATTAAACGGTGATATTGCTGGCTTATGTGCCCGTACCGATGCAACTAATGATGCATGGTGGTCACCTGCTGGTTTAAACCGCGGACAAATCAAAAATGTTGTTAAATTAGCATACAACCCAAATAAAGCAGATCGTGATGCATTGTATTCAAATGGCGTAAATCCAGTTGTAACATTCCCAGGTCAAGGCACTGTATTGTATGGCGATAAAACTTTATTGTCAAAACCGTCTGCATTCGACCGTATCAATGTTCGTAGATTGTTTATTGTATTAGAAAAAGCGATTGCAAAAGCATCAAGATATCAATTGTTTGAATTCAATGATTCATTCACACAAGCACAATTTAGAAGTTTGGTTGAACCATTCTTGAGAGATGTACAAGGTCGTAGAGGTATTACTGCATTTAAAGTTGTTTGTGATTCTACTAACAACACTGCAGAAATTGTTAATACTAATCAATTTGTTGGTGATATTTTTATCCAACCGAATTATAGCATTAACTATATAACACTAAACTTTATTGCGTCTAAACAAGGCGTTGCATTTACTACAACTGGTGCTTAATTGATATTGGGGAGTGAAATATCTCCCCATTTTCAAACGATAAATAATAAAGAATATTAAAGGAGTAACAAATAAATGGCTTCAATTACCGATTTTAAAAATCGCTTATCTGGCGGTGGTGCTAGAGCGAATCAGTTCAGAGTAATGCTGAACTTCCCACAATGGGTGCCACTGGCTATGCCGGCAGGCGATGATGCTCAGTTTTTATGCAAATCATCTTCATTGCCTGGATCATTCATTTCTGATATCCCAGTGCAATATCGCGGTAGAGAATTGCACGTTGCTGGCGAACGTTCATTCCAACCTTGGACATTGACTTTCTATAATGATACTAATTTCCATATCAGAAGCGCGTTTGAACAATGGCAAGCAGGTATTCAGTCTTACACCAATACTTCGGGTGCCACTAATCCGCGTTCATATCAAGTACAGATGACAGTCTATCAATTAGACAGAAATGGCGCAGCTATTAAAACTTACCAATTTGTAAATGTATTCCCAACTGTTGTTGGTGCAATTCAATTGGATTATGACGCGGCAAATCAAATTGAAACATTTGATGTTGAATTTACTTACGACTATTTCATGACTAGCGCGGGTATTGGCGGCGCTGCAACTGACCTAGATTCGGTTGGTATTCAAGGAGCAATAAATATCGGCACTGACTTGTCAACTGGTAGCGTGGCATTTGGTGCCAGCGTTGGTGGAATTGGCGTAACTGCTGGCGGCACATTCGGTTTCTAATTATTTGAGATAAATTATGCAATTATTTGGTTTGACATTAGGTAAATCTAAAAAAGTAGAAAAACAAAATCCGCTAAGTGTAGTACCACCTAGCACGGAAGATGGCTCTACGGTAATTACTTCGGCACCAGGTGCGGCTAATTACTATGGTCTTGTTCTTGATATGGATAGTATCATTAAGAACGAGAATGACCTAATTCGTCGATACAGAGAAATTGCACAATACTCAGATTGCGATGCTGCTATTACCGACATTGTCAACGAAGCAATTGTAACGGATGATGATAAATCAATCGAAATTAAACTTGATGATTTAAGAGCATCTGATTCAATTAAAGCAAAAATAGAAGATGAATTTGGCGAAGTATTACGTCTATTCGACTTTGAAGAGTTTGGCCCAGACATCTTCCGTCAGTGGTATATTGACGGAAGAGTTTATTATCAAGTATTAATTGATCCAAATAATATTAAAAATGGTATTGTCGAATTAAGAAAAGTTGATCCAAGAAAAATCAGAAAGATTAAAAATGTAACCAAACAACGTAATGATAAAGGCGTTGAAGTGGTTATTGGTATTGAAGAATACTATCTTTATAATGATAAAGGAATCAGCGAACAAACTACGCAAGGCGTGAAAATGACGCTGGATTCTGTCATCTATTGTCCATCTGGATTAATAGACCCAAATTCAGGTATGACGCTTGGTAATTTACATAAAGCAGTCAAACCAACCAATCAATTAAAAATGATCGAAGACGCGGTTGTTATTTACCGTATCTCAAGAGCACCAGAACGCAGAGTATTCTACATCGACGTTGGTAACTTACCTAAGTTAAAAGCAGAGCAATACGTCAATGATATTATGAATAAGTTTCGTAATAAAATTGTCTATGATGCTACAACAGGTGAAGTTCGGGATGATCGTCGCCATCTAAGTATGATGGAGGATTTTTGGATGCCTCGTCGCGAAGGCGGTAAAGGCACAGAAATTACCACGCTTCCTGGCGGACAAACGCTGGGTCAGATAGAAGATGTGCAATACTTCCAAAACAAATTATATCAAGCATTGAATGTACCATTAGGCAGACTTCAACCGCAACAGGGATTTAGTTTAGGTCGTTCAACAGAGATTACGAGAGAAGAAGTAAAGTTTAATAAATTCATCACCCGATTGCGTAAAAAATTCGCCAATCTATTATCGGATGCGTTGAAGATACAATTAGTTGCTAAAGGTATTATCCGCGAAGATGAATGGTCAGAGATTAAACAATTTATTCAATTTGACTTTCAGAAGGATAATTATTTTTCTGAATTAAAAGAAGCAGAAGTATTAATGAACCGCGTTCAGATGCTTCAACAGATTACTCCCTATGTTGGGCAGTATTACAGTTTTGAGTGGATTCGCAAAAATGTATTAATGATGAGCGATGATGATATTAAATTAATTGCTCAACAAAATCAAGCTGAACCACCCATTTCACCTGAAGAACAAGGACAATAAACAATGTTAAAAGAAAATATCGAGAATTTAATTAATGCAATTGCTGGCGGTGATACCATCGAAATTGAAAATAATTTCAATACTGTCATGGCACATAAAATTGCAGACAAATTGGAGTCTATGAGAGCGGATGTTGCTCAAGGTATGTTTACTGGTAGCCGAGTAGTTGAAGAATCAGTCGAACCAGAAGTTGAAGAATAATGAATTATTCACAGTTTTCTAAAAAGTTAAATACTACCTTAACAGGAATGGATATTCGCGAGTCTATCCATTTCTATGGGTCTGTCATTCAATGCGCCAACGACAGCATTTTAATTGACAATGCGAAAACTGATTATACATCAATATCAGAAGCAAAACAACATTTAAAATATCAAGAACAAACAAAAACTATTATCAAAGATTTACAAGAACAAGTTTACCAAGATAATAAACAAAAAATTGCTGATATTATCAATGAAGAACATAACATAAAAGTTACTAATAACATCATTGATTCTTATATTAAACTTGCTTCTGATAAAACGTTCTCAATTGACCCAGTAGTGCATCAAATCAGAGAAATGAATAAGCTAGACACTATTGTCAATGGTAAAATTCATTATATTCTTGAAGATAATTCAGTTGTTGCTATCAATTCTGAAACTCAAAAATTAATAAATAATATAGCAAATAATAATTTAAAAGTCGTTGATTATATGAAAGAAAGTTCGGATAACTTTCTAAACATAATCAATGTCATATTACAGGAACAATAAAATGGCAGCATTATTAAAAGCGGTCCAATTAGTAACGGATTCAGAAGCAATCGTAAAGATTTCAGGAAACGACACTGCGCCGGCAATTATCGATATTAAAACAGACATTCTCGCCGCTAATCAAATCGTATATCCAGTGGGCGGTAATGTTGTCGCAAATATCATTGGGTTTCAATGGGCAGGCGAACCAGGTGCTATCTACAAAATTGATAGAAATGGTGTAAGAGTTGCGTCTTTACTTGCCGATAATGGCAACTTCATGGATTTTGTTGAATTATTCCCATCAGAACCTACTGAAAATGGTAGCAATATTTCAGTCACTATCGTCGATAAAGATGGCGCGGCAGTACAAGGCGAAGTCTGGATTCGTATTAGAAAAGTATCTGGCTATGCATCTAAAACTGAAACTGCTGTTTATAGTGTCTACGATGATTTAACACAAGTGGGTAGTTAAAGGGATTTAACAGATGAAACTAATACAGGAATTAAACGAATCGGTTCAACTGATTGTTGAAGAAAAACTTGGGAAAGAAAAGCAATATTATATAGAAGGAATATTCCTCCAGTCCAATATTAAAAATAGAAACGGGAGAATGTATCCAGAATCAATAATGGATAAAGAAGTCAACCGTTATATTAAAGAAAAGGTAAATACTAATTCTGCATACGGGGAAATGACGCATCCCGAAACGCCGCATGTTGATCTTAAAAATGTTTCTCATTTGATCACCTCATTGAAAAAAGACGGCACTAATTGGATCGGTAAAGCAAAAATTCTTGAAACACCAATGGGTAGAATTGCTGAAGGTATTTTGAAAGGTGGCGGTAGATTGGGGGTTTCTAGTCGCGCACTCGGTTCTCTAAAAATGAATAATGAAGGTGTTAATATAGTTCAAAGCGATTTCCTTTTGAGCACGGCGGCAGATATTGTTGGAGATCCAAGTGCCCCCGACGCATTTGTCAACGGCATCATGGAATCTGCCGAATGGATTTATCAAGATGGAAAATTCGAGAGAATTGCCGATGAAGCAAAAAGAACAATTAGAAAAGCATCATCGATGAATTTAGAAGAACAGAAAGCAATCGCTTTTGCAAACTTTTTACGCAGTATTAAGTAAAAATAATTTTAATAAATAAAATATATTAATTAAGAGGTTATATAAATGAGCATTGACAAAAAAATTGCCGAGATCGTGGAAGAATCCAAATTGGCAGGATTAATTGTAGAGAATGAAGAAGCAGTGGAAGAAGTTGTTGAAGACGAAATCCCTGTTGAAGAAGTTGCGGTTGTCGAAGAATCATTAAAAGTAGATGTTTCTGCTGATGTTGATGCTTTGATGAACGGCGAATCATTATCAGAAGAATTTAGAACTAAAGCAGCGACCATTTTCGAAAGTGCCGTTGTCGTGCGCGTTAAAGAAGAAGTTGCGCGTTTAGAAGAAGAATTTGATGTAAAACTTGCAGAGCAAGTTGAATCAATTACAGAGGGTCTTGTTGAAAAAGTTGATGGATACCTCGACTATGTTGTCGAGCAGTGGATTAGTGAGAATGAAATCGCCCTTGAACATGGTATCAAAACTGACATTATGGAATCTTTCATTTCTGGTATGAAAGGACTTTTCCAAGAACATTATATTGAAGTTCCTGAAGAAAAGTATGACGTACTAGGCGAAATGGAAGCAAAAATTGACAGTCTTGAAGCTAAACTTGACGAACAAGTTTCTAAAAATATTGATTTGAAAAAATCATTACAAGAAGCTACTCGTAAAGAAATCGTTGGTATGGTCAGCGAAGGTTTGACCGCGACTGAAGTTGAGAAATTCTCAGGTTTAGTTGAAGAATTGGTATTTGAAAGCGAAGAAGCATTCAAAACTAAAGTACAAACCATCCGTGAAAGTTATTTCACTGGTAAACCGCAACAAAGCACTATTCATTCAGTAGTAACTGATTCTCCAGTTGAATTGAATGAATCAAAAGGTTCTGTATCTGCAGATCCTTCTATTGCCGCATATTTAAATGCAATTAAACAACTTGACTCAAAATAAAAAGGAAATAAAAATGGAACAAGATCGTAGAGCTCTTTTAGAAAAATGGGCACCAATTATCGACGCTGATGGCGTTACTGTTAAAGACCATGGTCGTCGTACTGACTTGGCTGTTATCTTAGAAAACCAACACCAAGACCAAGTTAAATCAGCACAAGCAATGGGCGTGTTATCAGAAACTGCTTACGCGCCTGCTAACTTTGGCGGTTCAACTGGTTTGAACGCTGTCTCAACTGGCGGTTATGCACCTGCTACTTCAACTGGTGGCGTTGCTGGTTTCGATCCAGTCTTGATCAATTTAGTACGTCGTGCTATGCCACAACTGATCGCATATGACGTTGCTGGTGTTCAACCAATGACTCAACCTACTGGTTTGATCTTCGCAATGCGTTCAAAATATACCAACCAAACTGGTACTGAAGCATTGTTCAACGAAGCAAACACAGCATTCTCAGGCGCTGGTACACATGACGGTTCAGACCCAACTGAAACTGGTACTTATGCAACTGGTACAGGTATGACTACTGCTAACGCTGAAAAATTAGGTTCAGATGCTGGTACTAACCCATTCCCAGAAATGGCATTCTCAATTGAAAAAACTTCAGTTGTTGCTAAAACTCGCGCATTGAAAGCTGAATACTCAATCGAATTGGCACAAGATTTGAAAGCAGTACATGGTTTGGACGCCGAAGGCGAATTGAGCAAAATTCTTTCTACTGAAATTTTGGCTGAAATCAACCGCGAAGTTATCCGTACTATCTACACTACTTCATACCGTGGTGCACAAAATGGTACAGCAACTGCCGGTATTTTCGACTTAGACGTTGACTCAAACGGTCGTTGGTCAGTTGAAAAATTCAAAGGTTTGTTGTTCCAAATTGAACGCGAAGCAAACGCTATCGCACAGTTAACTCGTCGTGGTCGTGGTAACTTCATCATCTGTTCTTCTGACGTAGCATCTGCGTTGGCAATGGCGGGCGTATTAGACTACGCTCCTGCGTTGTCTACTGGTTTGAACGTTGACGAAGCATCTACTACATTTGCTGGTATCTTGAACGGTAAATATAAAGTTTATGTTGATCCATATTCAGGCGGTCAAAACTTAAACCACGCTGGCAACCCAAGCGGTTCACAATTCTTCACTGTTGGTTATAAAGGTGCTTCAGCATGGGATGCTGGTTTGTTCTACTGCCCATACGTTCCACTACAACAAGTACGTGCGATTGATCCTAACACCATGCAACCTAAGTTCGGTTTCAAAACAAGATATGGTTTAGTTGCCAACCCGTTTGTTGACTTGTTGGATGGTTCAGGCGATGTTAGTTTGACTGCAAACAAAAATTTTTATTATCGAACTGTCTCCGTACGGAACCTAATGTAACTTATTGATTTTAAAGGACTTTTTCAAGTCCATTGTGAAGAAGGGGTCGCAAGACCCCTTTTTTATGAATTCTGAAAAATAATCACGTTGGATAATGCTTTAAAAATTCTGTTAATGATCTATTATCGCAGGTATTTCCTATCATATAATCCATCAACTCAATTTCATCTTGAGATCTCATGCATATACTATGATAAATTTCTTTTGCGGTTTGGCTAAATTCTGCATCAGTTTCATATCCAGTTTTCACTTTACTTGTAGACGGGTTGATGTCTTCTTGAAATCTTAATAATCCTAGCGTGCAATAATCATATGGGAGAATTATTTTCTTTTCTATGAATCCGCTTGGTATAGGCGTTGTTATTTCAATTCTATCTTTAATATAGAAATCAAATACATCATCTCCGAAATATTCGCATATAGTATAATCGTTTAACTGCACAAAATATGGAATTTCGACTAATCTTATGTCATTATGATAACAATAATCTCTAAGCATATAGTCTCTATAAATTGTCTTAGACTGCGTATAATGAGTCGGTCCATTAAATTCCACGAAAAGAAGTTGACCGTTATGCGGCATTATTAAAGAATAATCAACTCTCATGTTTTTATTAAAAATATTTTATTTTATGCTGTGGGTTTGGTTCTACATCAAACATTTCATAAAGAACGTTTTTTAAGTTTTTCTCGGATAAATAAGGATCAATTTTTAATCGTTTCATGTTTTTTCTCCATAATGAAATTTTAGTATACTCGCAAAACGGATTTACGTCAAGCGATAAATACACAATTACCCATTTTTAGTATTCATTATGCCAGCATCTAATCTTACCTGTCCCTTACCAGCGAATTTTAATCCATTATCACCAAATGGATTTAATTTTTCTATTACCAAAATACCCGAGATTACATTTTATTGCCAAGAAGTCAATTTGCCTGGTATTACACTTGCGTCTATTGATATTCTATCACCACTGACCTTAAACCCATTCGCAGGTGATCTTATATCGTATGATGAATTAACCGTGCAGTTTCTGGTTGATGCCGAGATGATCAATTATCAAGCGGTCTATAACTGGTTAACGGGTCTTGGATTTCCCAATGGTTATGAACAATATATAAACTTCACGAATAGTCAAAACGCGCCAACTAAAGGTACAGTTGATTATTCTGATGGCACTTTACAGATTTTAAATAGTAACAATCAACCGGCAAAAACTATTCATTTTATTGATTTGATTCCGGTTTCGTTGAGTTCAATGACATTTACAAGCACAGCAACTGATGTTAATTACATTGTTGGAGTAGCATCATTTAAATTTGATAGATACAATTTCGTTTAATTATTTTTGAGGTATATTATGGCAACGATTGAAGAGTTGTTGAATGAATGGGATGAAGATTCTGTTATGGATGATAATCATATTAGCGATGAATCGATTCGCGTTCCAAAGTTACATGCCAAGTACGTGCGATATTTAATCCAAGCGAAACTTAAAATCGCTAAATTACAAAATGATTTTAACGTCCTAAAGAAAACAAAGTTCCGATATTATCGCGGCGAACTTTCCAGAGAAGAATTGACTGAATTACAATGGGAACAATGGCAAGGCGTCAAACCGCTTAAAAATGAACTTGATCAATTTCTTGATGGCGATTCAGATTTGAATAATATGAAGGTTAAGATTGAATATCTACAGACGATGGTTTACTTGTTAGAATCTATACTTGGACAGATTAAAGCGAGGGATTGGCAAATTCGTAATATGTTAGAACACAAGAAGTTCTTAGCAGGTAGTTAATAATAATCAGTTAATAAGAGTTACATCAACCGCTAACACAGTTAGCATACCTTAGTTACAAAGAAAAGTAAAGACTCAAATCAAAACATTTTATGATTAAAGTAGAAAAACGCAACGAAGTGTACATAAGAGTCTTTTCTGACCCTTCCATTGAACAAGAACTTTCCGATTTCTTTAAGTTTAGAGTAAAAGGTTATCAATTTACTCCTTCTTATAAAGCAAAAATGTGGGACGGATTCGTTAGACTCTACAATCTACATACTAAAATGTTGTATACTGGGTTGCTTAACTACGTCTTAGAATTCGCTAAAAGAAATGATTATGATATAGAAATACCCGATGAATTATTAATCATTAATAATATTTCCAGGGATGATGTACAATTGTTTTCGGATTCGTTAAATCTTTCTGCTAGAGGCGATTCTATCTCGCTAAGAGATTATCAAGTTGATGGTATTCACCGAGCAATAAGTACAAATAGAGTAACTTTGTTATCGCCAACCGCCAGCGGTAAATCTGGAATGATTTACGCGTTAATAAAATGGCATTTAAATGTTGGGCGTAAAATATTATTAATTGTTCCAAGCACGATGTTAGTCGAACAGATGTATGCGGACTTTGAAGATTATTCATCTTTCAATAAATTTTCTGTTAATGATAATGTACAGAAACTTTACTCTGGGTTTACTAAAGAGTTCACCAAAAATGTATTAATATCAACTTGGCAATCTTTAATAACCATTAAACAAAAATCATTTTTTGAACAGTTTGACGTCGCTATTGTCGACGAATGTCATCTTGCTAAGGCAGCATCAATTTCAAGCGTGATGGAAAAATGTTCTAATGCAAAATATAGAATTGGCGCAACCGGAACCATCGACGAAAGTTCAAAAACCAATAAACTTACGTTAGAAGGGTTATTTGGTCCAGTTTATAAGGTTATATCAACTAAAGAATTAATGGATCAAGGTTCGGTTGTAAACCTTAAAATTAAATGCGTTGTGTTGAAATACGACGAACCGACAAGAAAGATGTTCAAGGGAACTGAATATCAGAAGGAACTTGATTGGTTAGTTACCCATCCAGAACGTAATAAGTTTATACGTAACCTTGCTATATCCACCGAAGGAAATACTCTTGTTTTATTTAATTACGTGGATAAACACGGTAAAGTGTTATTTGAAATGATTCGCAATAAAGTTCATGACGGAAGACCCGTTTATTTTATCCACGGTGGTATTGACACAAAAGACCGAGAAGAAATACGAAACATTGTAAAGAATCATAATAACGCAATTATAGTCGCCAGTTACGGGACATTGAGCACAGGTACAAATATTCCTAGTATACAAAATGTAATATTTGCGCACCCTTCTAAATCTAAAATACGTAACCTTCAATCGATAGGTCGAGGGTTAAGATTAGATGATGGTAAAAGCGAATGTGCGTTATTTGATATCGCCGATAATTTACAGTGGAAATCTTGGAAAAATATCACCCTTACGCACGCCATAGAACGTTATAAAATATATGCGGAAGAACAATTTAAAATGAAAATCATAGAAGTGGATATAAAATGATAGAACATGATTATGTTACAATTAAATTAATTAATGGCGATACCGTTATATGCGTATTGATATCCGATGAAGAAGATTCAATGACCATCATGTATCCAATTTGTATGAAACCTGTTCGAGTTGAAGTAGAAAACAAAGCAAAAGAAGTTATGGTTGGTTCGCCTTGGTGTTCATTTACAGACGATCCGATATTTGAAATATACAAACAAGATGTTATTATAATAAAACCTTTGAATCAGTCTACGATTGAATATTATAAAAATATGGTTGATATGACGCAATTTGAAGAAGATTATGAAGAACAATTATCCGAAACTTACGACAATCTTCAAATCGAATACATCAACGAACTACCCGAAGAGTTTTTCTTCGTCCCTGGAAACAAGACCGTGAACTAGGTCTTTACTTTTTCAAGTTAGCGGGGTATACTTGGTTTACACAATTAAAGAAAGGAACCTCGCTATGTCAAAAGAAGCACCGAAACGCCAGTATGTGGACAACGATGCGTTTTTCGAAGCAATGCAAGAACGTATTAAATTAGTCAAAGAAGCAGAAGAACAAGGTTTACCTAACCCTAGAATTACCGATTTTCTTGGTGAATGTATATTTAAAATTGCAACTAACTTCTCTAATTTAAGAAGTTTCAATAGATACCCATTCAAAGAAGATATGGTTCTTGACGGCGTAGAAAATTGTTTAAAAGTCATCGACAATTTTGATGAAAATAAAACGCAAAATCCGTTTTCTTATTTTACACAAATAGTTTATTTCGCATTCCTTCGAAGAATCTCTAAAGAGAAAAAACAAGTTTATATTCGAAGTAAACTATTAACGTCTAATGCACTGGATTTACAGGAACTTCAAGAACACGACGAACAAGGCGATTTCACTAATCATTATATTGAATACATGAAAGCATTCAATAATTTTGACGGTTCCGCATTTGAAAAACCTAAAAAAGAAAAAAACTTGAATGCAGCATACAAAGGCGCTACATTAGATGAATTATGGGAGGAATTAGATGAACTCGACGATACAATCGCTCCTGAGACAAGCGGGAATCCGTCGTAGACTCCGCGCAAGAAAGAACAGAAGAGTTAGTTATTTTTCACCAGAAGAAAAAGTGAGTTTTGTAATGAATAAAGATATAGTGATGGGCGTTGGCTCATTTGATGAATATGTGTCGGGTACTATTCAACAAAAACGATTGAAAGAAAATAAAGAAATTTATCACAAAGAAGTAAAAATTATTGCATCACAAAAAGAATGGAGAGAATTTCTTGAAAGAGAATATGTTGACAAATATAGAATTGTTCAAACAAGAAGTAATGGTGGCTGGATCATCGCTGATGCAATGGATAGTTATATTGATTACTATTGTTCTGGTACCACCACTACTCTTAGTTTTATTGGGGATAGGGATTTTGTCATTAGTAATAAAGAGTATATCGAGAGCGTTTATCAAGTAGCAGAATCCTATATTAACTGGATGTATGACTCAAACGGCAGTTATATCTCAATGGCATTGGAGACTGATACTCTGCCGATTGATTCCATGTATCCATTTTTAAATGGTGAAACATTGGAAAGCTACTATGACCGATTCCTAAAATCATCAGCATCTATTTTATTATTGGTGGGCGATCCTGGCACGGGTAAAACAAGTTTTATTAAAGGATTACTAAGTTATGCCAAAACTTCCGCAACTGTTACTTATGATCCCGCTATATTGGATAAAGACTCTATTTTTGCAGACTGGATGGAAGATTCCGATTCGACTGTATTAGTGTTAGAAGACATGGATATGTTCTTATCTGCTAGAACGGAAGGAAATAATCTTATGCACCGTTTCCTTAACGTATCAAACGGATTAATTACTGCCAAGGGTAAGAAGATGATTTTCTCGACTAACTTACCAAGCATTCGGGATGTCGACCCTGCTCTAACAAGACCTGGTAGGTGTTTTGAGGCATTAAAATTCGGTTCATTGACTAAGGATCAAGCATCTAAAGTTGCAGAAGATTTAAACATCGGATTGGTATCAGATAAAGATTCCTATACAATCGCTGAAATCTTCCATGAAATGAATATTAAACCTGTTAATAAATTTGGTTTTAATCAATAAATAATGATTATTAACTAATTCCTCGGATAATCATATGCCATTCAATTCTAACCCAGAAAAACAGTTGGAGGATGCGGCATATGATTTCTTTCATTCGTCGCACGAAGCAATTTATACGGCTGATTTAGACGGTTTAATCCTAGCGTGTAACGCCAGATTAACATTGCTTACAGGTTATTCAACAGAAGAATTAATCGGTAGCCATACTAGAATGCTTAAATCGGGTATCTACGATAGCGAATTCTATAGGATTATGTGGGATTCAATCAAAGAATATGGATTCTGGCACGGTCAGATAACTAATAGACGAAAAGACGGTTCATTCTATACCGTCATTACCACTATCACTTCTGTATATGATGCAGACGGGACACCAATTCGATACTTATCGGTTGGTAGCGATATCACACAAATAATTGAAAATAAAAATCAGTTGGAATATTCCGCTTATTATGATAGTCTAACAGGTATACCCAATCGATTATTGTTATTGGATAGAATTAAACAATCAATTTCCTATTCAAACAGAAACAAAACTTTCGTTGCAATTCTATACATTGATTTGGATGGATTCAAAGACATCAATGATAATCTAGGACATGATGTTGGCGATGAATTCCTGAAAGAAATCAGTCAGCGCATGAAATCAATACTCAGGGAATCTGATACCATTGCCAGATTGGGCGGCGATGAATTTGTTATCGTATTGAACAATCTAACCGATAAAAAAGATTGTGAAGTACCCGCTAAAAAGATATTACAAATCTGTTCATCGCCAATAGAAATTGATGGTATATTACTTCAGACATCAGCCAGCATTGGTATCAGTTTTCATCCTGCAGAACCCTATGCAGTAGAAGCGGATGCATTGATTAGACAAGCTGATCAAAGTATGTACATTTCCAAGATGCAAGGCAAAAATCAATACCATATCTATGATAAGATGGAAGACGATCCAATTACCACCAGACAGGAAATGATTGATCAGATTCATCCTTCTTTACAACGAGGTGATTTCTTTCTGTGCTATCAGCCAAAGATTAATATGATCGCGGGTGATTTGATTGGCGTAGAAGCATTGCTCAGATGGAAACACCCTACTCGCGGTATACTTGCACCAATGGAGTTTTTAAACATTATACAAAAGACGCCGATTGGTGTACAAGTATCCTGTTGGGTTATAAAGGAAGCATTGCGACAATCTTCAGTCTGGAAAGAAGATGGGTTGTATATACCCATTAGCGTTAATTTAGATCCCGTTGTATTGAGCCAATGCGATTTTGTTGATAAATTGAATACTATAATCCATCAACGCCCAAATTTTAACCCAGGCGATATTTCGTTTGAAATCCTCGAATCATCAATCATAGAAGATAATAAAAGAGTATCTGAAATCATTGACCAATGCAAAGAAATGGGTATTACATTTGGGTTAGACGATTTTGGTACGGGATATTCCTCATTATCCCACATCAGAAATCTTTCGATTGATCATATCAAAATTGATAAAAGTTTTGTTATGAATTTAATCCACAACCCAATCGATAGGGTTATAGTGGAAAGTATCATCAATCTATCTAACGCATTGAATCTAACTGTTATTGCCGAAGGTGTAGAAACAGCGGAACAAGGCAGAGAACTGATTAAAATGGGATGCACGTATGCCCAAGGGTACTACATATCAAAACCAATCCTACCCGAGAAAATTCCGTTTTGGCTACGAGAATGGAAACTTTCGTCTTATTTTTGAAAAAAGTTCTTGCCTTCCGTTCTGAGATGCGGTATACTTATGTGCATAGGTAAGGGGCGTTCCTTGCCAACTAGGAGAGAATAATATGAAAAGATTTAAACCACTAATAGCAATATTAATAACATTAACATCAACACCGTTTCTGGTAATATTCTATATTAGTATGTACAAATTGAGTATCCATCTAATTTCGCTGGAAACATTTGGTACACAAGAGTACATTGGTACTATTCTAGTCTGTTTTTTAACTCTTAGATTTTTAGGTAGAGCAAGACAAATACATTTTTCAAGAGATGAGGCATAATAATGAGTAAAGTAAAACAAACACTAGAAGAAACTGCAGTCGAATTTGAAACATTTCAACAGAAATTACCTGTTGTAGAGGGCAAACCCAGTATCGCCAATTGGACGATTCAAATCAGATTCTATACAAGAGAACAGTGTTACAAATTAATTGAATTGCTATCAAAAGAACCTGTAGTGTATCCATTTAATTTTGATTGTATCTTCAACGGGGAATTTGAAGAATACTGGTTAACCATTAATGATATGCAATGGGCAACTAATCTGACTAAACTGGGTCAACTATTGGAACAATGTGATTATGGTTCGTTTCAAACTAAAGAAAGCAATTAGAATTGGAGTATATTATGCAAATTGATGCAACAAACATGTTTTTAGTTTATAATACCGTTACCGATATTTGTTCTGAACACAGAATACCGATAAAACCTGAGTGGTCTTGTCCTTTTGTTCAAACTCAAGTTTATGATCAACATTCTAAAAGTTGGCGATTTATGTTTGCTAATTATGACATAACTGATGAATTTATTATAATTTACTTTAATGTTAAAGATATCTATAAGATTTCAGTAGCGGCCGCCAAATAAAAAAGACAACCGATTCTGATGTATCTAACAGAAGAAAGAATCGGATGGATTTATGATGATAAAAGATTCTATATAAAGAATACGTGGCTAGATAGGAGATATTATGGAAGGTTTATTAATGACAAAGGCATCCATTAACCCAACCTCGATTAGATTTATGCCAGATGGCAACACAGAAGTGTTGAGAATAGAACCGTTGGGTTCTATTCTCTGGAATGGTAGATAAAATATGACTCAAAAATTATTTCAACATAAACATTTAAATCATGGTAAAGATTCATATACTGTTGGCGACATTTTTGTATATGAAAGTGTATATTATATCTTAGCAGTTTCCAGTCATAATTTCGGTAGCGGAGGTTATGTTGTATTGATAAATTTATACTCAGGCGGTATTTGGGACGTCCACACATCTGTAAAAGATATCGGTAAAATTACAGTATCGGAATTGTCTGATATTATTGGTTCTGATGTATCTAGGTTTAGATATGTTCCAAAATTAATTATCACAGAGGAATAATGTTTGTAATGAAAAAGTTTAAATATTATAAAGAAGGTATTGTTTATGCTAATGATGATACTGAAGCATTAAACAAATTGAATAATGATGTTACAGAATTATGGGAAGAAGTTGAAGGTTTAGAGAGATGGGATGATGAGTTGCCAAATTCTGAACAAAAATATGTTAATATTCAGTATATTCTCGTTTCTAGTGAATATGATAAAGAACAACTATTAAAAGCATTTGAGTATATCCACGATTGTCGCGGAATTGATACAGATTATATGGCTGTAAATACAATCGCGCATTTATATCTACAACCTGATAATATTATTGTAACCAAAGATTCTAATGAATCAATAATATAAAGGAAAAATTAAAAATGACATATACAATAGAATTGAGTAAAAACTCAATCCAAAATTTGGATAAACAAGAATTAACTGATAGACATATTATACTCGTCAAAGTTGATGTAAAGGATATGCCGGCGCACAAAGCAATCAAATTTATGAGAGATATTAGTAAAGAATTTGCTGATAAAGTTGCTCCAGCTGAAATAATTGTCATGCCATTAGAAAATACTATCGAAGTATTTGCAAAAAAGTGATTATGAAACGGATTAAGGAATAATAATGACTAAATTTAAAGTTCCTGGTGTAGTTGATATTGTTGAAAATTGTGATGGCGATTTAGATTGTGCCATATTTACTATCAAAAAAAGAATTTGGAGTTGAAGAATGAAACCTAAAGTAAAATACTATTTCAATCAATTCTGTGAAGATCGGAAATTTCTGGCATTTAATGAAAGATATGATTTTATCTGGAAAGATTTTGATGATGAAGATTTAGCATGGGAAGCGTTTGTTCATCTTGCCACTATGATCCAACAACAATTTGGCACAATTAATCTTGAATTAGAACTTCTAAAGAAATATGTAGCTATATCATCCGAGGATAATTGAAGAATGAAAGCAGTTTTAATTTCCGACCAGCATATAGGAGCAAGGGAAAATAGTACCATCATCCTTGAACATCAACGTAAATTTTATGATGAGATATTTTTTCCTTATCTGATAGAGAATAATATCAATACAGTTATTGGTCTAGGCGATTTCTGGGATAAAAGAAAATATACCAATAATTATATTGCTGAACAAGCAAAACGATTATACTTTGATAAATTAGTTGAATATGGAATTTATCATTACATGATAGTAGGAAATCACGATTGTGCGTTCAAAAATTCTCTATTCCCAAACACCCCAAGAACATTACTAGCTGAGTATTCCAATCTGCATATCATTGATGAGCCACAAACGGTATCAGTTGATGGTATTGACATCGCTATGATTCCTTGGATTTGCCAAGATAATTACGATGCTTCAATGAACGAAATTGCTACGTCGAAGGCAGATATTTGTATGCTTCATGCAGAAATCTCTGGATTTCAGATGTATCGCGGCGTTGAATCGCATGGCGGTTTATCTCAATCAATGTTCGACCGATATGATAAAGCATTTTCCGGTCATTACCACCATCGGTCAACTAAAGGCAATATTACCTATCTTGGTACGCCTTATGAACTAACTTGGCAAGATTATGGTGATCCTAAAGGATTCCATACTTTCGACCTTGCTACTAGGGAGTTGACTTTTATTGAAAATCCGAATAAACTATTCGTTAAGATTGAATACAATGATTTAGATCAAGAACCCGTTGATTTGAGTGGTTTACAAATCAAAGATACTTACGTAAAATTAATTGTAGTCAACAAGACCGATTTCTATAAGTATGATCAGTTCTTGAATAAATTGTATAACAAAGGTGCTTATGAGATTAAAATTATCGAAGACATCGGAGATTTCTCTACTGGCGAACTGTCGGATGACATTAAATTAGAAGATACGCAGTCTGTTCTAAATCACTATATTGAATCAATCGAAACTGACGTTGATACTGTAAAAATTAAATCATACATTCAATCGCTTTATGCGGAAGCGTTGAACTTGGAAATGGCATAATGGCGACTATTCACTTTAAATACGTAGAGTATAAGAATTTCCTTTCAACCGGTAATTCTGCGAATAAAATCGTATTGGATAAATCAAGAACTACATTAATAATGGGTAAAAATGGCGAAGGTAAATCGACCATTCTTGATGCCATTACGTTTTGTTTATTTGGCAAACCGTTCAGAGATATTAAACTCGGGCAATTAGTTAATTCAATCAACGGAAAACAATTGACGGTTACCAGCGAGTTCATTGTTGGTAACAAACAATATAAAGTGATTCGCGGACTCAAACCCAATATCTTTGAAATCTATGCCGATGGTATTATGATTAATCAAGATGCATCTGCAAAAGATTATCAGAAAATTCTGGAACAACAAATTTTACGGTTGAACTATAAAACTTTCACGCAGGTTGTAATTTTGGGTTCCGCGTCTTTCGTGCCTTTTATGCAACTTAAAACAAGTCAACGCCGCGAGGTCGTGGAAGACATTCTTGACATTCGGATATTCTCTGTCATGAATCAGTTACTAAGGGATCGTGCATCTTCTACTAAAGATTCTATTGCAAAGTTAGACGCTGAGATTAAAGTAGCAAAGGCAAAGGTAGAATCCCAGACAGCAATTATCAAAGCAATGACTGCTGCGAAAACTGATACGGTCAGGTCTTTGCTTGATAAAATTCATCAAAACGAATCCCAGATAGAACAATCGCAAGTCACTTCGGAACTGCTGACCGCAGAAATTACAAAGTTACGGGAACGAACGACCGAAAAAAGTAGATTGGAAGAAGACATCAACCGTATCAATAAAATGGTAAGTAAGTATTCTGCCACGATTGACCACCAGACAAACCACGTACATTTTTTCAACGATAACTCTGTTTGCTCAACCTGTTCCCAAGAAATCACAGAAGAGTATAAACAGGAAGTGATTGCTGGATTGCAAGATAAAATTGATGAAGAACAAACGAAGATTACTCAATTAGAAAAAGCGCATATTAATCTGAAAGAATCTTTGGCAAAAATACAATCTGTTCAAAATGAAATAACAGATAAAAACATAGAGTTATCGACTACCAATAATACAATTTCGTTATTGAATAAACAGATAACTCAGTTCCGCGCGGAAATAGAATCGGTTGAACAGGATACATCAAATGTTGATGAAGAGAAACGTAAACTAAAAGAGTTAGCATCGGTAACGGTATCTCAAATCAATCAAAAAACTTCATTATTAGAATTGAGAGAACTCCAGGAAGTTTCTAATCAATTATTGAAAGATACAGGTATTAAAACTGCTATCATCAGAGAATATCTACCGGTAATGAATACGTTAATCAATAAGTATCTGGCAATCATGGACACTTATATCAAATTCGAGTTAGACGAATCATTTAATGAAACCATTAAATCTAGGTTTAGAGATGAGTTCACTTATGCTTCGTTTTCCGAAGGCGAAAAACGCAAACTTGACGTTGCAATTTTGTTTGCTTGGAGGCAAATCGCCAGATTGAAAAACTCAGTCAACACGAACCTATTAATCATGGACGAAATCGCGGATTCCTCATTAGATGACACGGCAACGGAATCTTTATTGACTATGATAAACTCATTGGAGTCTGATACAAACGTGTTCGTTATATCACACCGCGGTGACATATTGAACGACAAATTTCACTCAGTTTTGCGCATAGAGAAGCGCAACGATTTTTCTGTAATTGCTTAATAAAATCAATAAGTTACGCGAATTTGATACCATTTTAACGACGAGTTAATTTTTTCGCCCTACCTTTCCTGCGGTTTGATGAAAAATCCATGATTTTACCGTTGTAACTCTTTGTTTAATAAGTGGTTTTTTAATTGAATTTCATTTTTAAAGACTGTTTCCTAAAACGAAACAGTCTTTTTCCTTCTGGCATTAAAAAAGTTCTTTACTTTTGGAAGTATTCGACGTATACTATGCGTATAGTTTGAATTTTGGAGTTATTATGAATCAAGTGATCGACATTACCGCTAAACTTCTGGCAACAGAAAATCTTACCATCATTAAAAAACCTTGCAGAACTGCCGCGTTTGACACCGAATCCCGCGAACTAATTCTTCCTGTTTGGAAAGACATGACCCCAGAAATCGAAGGGATGTTGGTCGGTCACGAAGTTGGTCATGCTCTTTATACCACCCTTGATATTATTGATGCTGTCAAAGATAACAAAAAACTTCATACTTATTTGAACGTCATCGAGGATGTTCGAGTAGAAAAGTTAATGAAACGCAAATACCCTGGATTGCGCAAAACCTTTACTGCTGGTTATAAACAGTTAAATGATCGCGACTTCTTCGGCGTAAGCGAAATCGCTGATATGTCCACTTTGAATCTTATTGACAGAATCAATATGTGGTACAAAGTTGGATTTTCCGCAAACGTCAAATTCTCTAAAACCGAGATGGAATTTGTTAACCGCACCGAAAGAACTGAAACTTCTAAAGAGGTAATTCAACTTGCACAGGAAATCTATGATTATTCAAAAGAACAGTTAGAGAAGAATCCGCAACAACAAAAACCGCAATTGCAAATGGAAGATCCAGAAGGCGATGATGATTCATACGATGATTCCGAATATATGGAATTTGATGAATCTGACTCCGATGAATCAGAAACTCCTAGTGATGTTGATGCAGAATCAACAGATGACGATCAAGGCACTGGCGAAACTTCTGCATCTGATGGTTCAAGTAACCGCGAAATGACCGAAGAAGAACTGGAAGAAGCATTAGAATCAATTACCGATAAAGCATTGTCAAATGCCATCGATGAGTTAGCAGATACCTCGGTGCAGTATAACTACCATACTCTAGCAACTGATTATGATATTGATTTTATCATTCCAGTAAAAACAATTTTGGATGAAACCAAAGACGTTGATGATTATCCAAAAATGATTACTAGACGTGGAACTGAGATGGACCAGTCCGTCGATGATGCGTTTAATACATTCAAAACTAACGCCAATCGTACGGTATCTTATTTGGTAAAAGAATTTGAAATGAAAAAAGCGGCAACTGCTTACAAAAGAACCCAGACTTCAAAATCGGGTTCGCTTGATATGTCGAAAATCTTTGCTTACCAGTTGAACGATGATTTGTTCAAACGGGTTACCGCCATTAAAAGGGGTAAAAACCACGGTATGATGTTTTTACTGGACTGGTCCGGTTCGATGAGTGATGTCATTCATGATACACTTGAACAAGTAATTACTCTGGCAATGTTTTGTCATCGCGCGCAGATTCCGTTCCAAGTATTGGCGTTTACCGATCATTATTATAGAAACTTCGATAAAGACAACACTGCTTATTATGAACGAGTAAAAGCGAGAAGGGTAGATTACCGTAATAAACAATTTACATTAAATAATACCGTAGACACTTGTAATCTGTTGGAATTCTTTAATGACAAAATGTCTACGAGAGAATTTAATGTCATGGCAAAACGATTATTTAACACGTTTGCGTTCATTCATGGTAGTTATAATTTAGGTACAACGCCATTGAATCAATCATTGGCATTTATGACTGAATACCTTGGTTCATTTATTCGCAAAAATAATATTGAAAAAATGTCCTTTATTACGTTGACTGACGGCATGGGTGATAGTTTACGTTCGTCCAGTCCGTTTTATTCCGGAAAAATTGATAAAATTAAAAACTTTATTACCGATCCAATTACTAAAATCACTTACCCTTTCAAAGAAAATTCGGTTGAACAAACAGGTACATTATTAAAAATTATTAAAGACAGATACAACGTTAATAACATTGGTTTTTATATCGCATCTAAAGCATCCGAAAGAGATATAAATTATGCTATGTATTACAACGGCGTTTCATCTGGTTTGGCGTATGATTACCGTAAACAGATTAGAAATGATGGATTCGCTACCATGAAATCGGTTGGCAGGGATGGATTCTTCATCGTACCGGCAAAGTCGTTGAAGATTGAAGAAGGCGAACTGTCGGTAACCGCCAAACAATCATCGAAGGCAATCGCAAAAAACTTTACCAAGTTGATGGAAGGTAGACAAGTAAACCGTTTGTTGCTTAACCAATTCATAAAAATCATCGCTTAACAAAAAAGTTCTTTACTTCTGCCGAAACTTGCTGTATACTAAGGTCTTACTTATTTTTATTATGGAGTTGTTATGAGAAAATCGCAAATCGTGTCTGCTTTAGCAGAAATGTTCCCAGACGTTTTGACATCCGGTCAAGTCACCAAACAACAAATAATCGCGTTCAGAAAACAATCGAACTTCCCGCAAACCGAAGTATCGGTGGTTTTGATGGAGAACCGCGTTTCCCGCGGGGTTTACGCAATCAATGCTTCTAACGAACCTGGTAACAAAATTATACCGCTAAAGGAAGTCGCGCCAATGCAAGAATCTAATTCTTTTGTCCCAGAGAAAGATCCTAATTTTGTTCCGTTTGGAAATTATAAAGATTTAGAATCTATCATCAAATCGGGTATTTTTTATCCTGCCTACGTCTACGGACCAACGGGTAATGGTAAATCAACGATGGTTGAGCAAATTTGCGCTAACCATAAAAAACCGTTGATTCGCGTAAATTTAAACATGATGACCGATGAGGAACAATTAATCGGTTCCAAAACGCTACGAGAAGGTAATGTTGAAATCGTCGAAGGACCTGTTTTAGTGGCAATGCGTAAAGGAACTGCGTTGCTTCTCGATGAGATTGACGCTGGTTCAGCGAACGCGTTATTGTGTCTACAACCTATCTTGGAAGGTAAACCGTATTATTTCAAATTGAAAAATGAAATAATTGTTCCTGCTGCTGGTTTCAATGTCATTGCAACCGCCAACACTAAGGGTAAAGGTTCTGATGATGGTCGTTATATCGGCACTAACGTATTAAATGAAGCGTTTTTAGAACGCTTCGCTGTTACGTTTGATCAAGAATATCCAGATGCGAAAACTGAATTAAAAATCGTCAAAAACTTGATGACCCAATTTGATTGTCTTGACGTTCCATTTGCTGAATTATTAGTAAAGTGGGCAGATGCGATTCGCAAAACATTCGATGACGGCGGCGTTGATGAATTGATTACTACCAGACGAATGACTCATATCATTCGCGCGTTTGCTATCTTTGGTAATAAAACGAAGGCAGTCGAGTTGTGTTGTAATCGGTTTGATATTTCAACCAAAACTGCGTTTATTGATTTACTGGATAAAATTTCAGAACCGGAAGTGGTTTCCGAACCTGCGTTAGAACCAGAAGATAAAAAACCGCTTGACGAAATTCCTTTCTAATCGGAGATATATAATAATGAGTAAAATTGAAGACGCAGTTTGTGCTAAAATCCAACAAAGAGCGGCAGTTGGATTGAATAAGTATGGAGTAACCCTTGAACGAGATGATTTATCCGAGTTAGATTGGTTGGTTCATGCACAAGAAGAAGCAATGGATTTGGCAAATTACCTAGAGGTTCTCATCCAGCGAAAGAAAGCGGCGATTGACGAAATGAATAAAGAAGCGTAAAATTATTATTTTTAACAATGGAGAAATCATGAAAATTAGCAAAGAAACAATTAACATCCTGAAAAACTATGCAGCAATCAATAGCAATTTGCTGCTCAGCGAAGGTAATAAACTTAAAACTACGTCAACTAATAAAACTATTGCATCAAGCGTAACCGTCGCGGAGCAATTTCCAGTCGAATTTGGTATCTATGATTTGAACGCGTTTTTGGGCGCATTATCATTATTCAATGACCCCGAGTTAGAATTTGAAAGTAAATTCGTCACCATCAAAGAAAAAAATAACAAAATTAAGTATTTTGGCGCAGAACCTTCTATCTTGACCACGCCGAAAAAAGATATTGTATTCCCTGCTGCCGACATTCAATTTGATTTGTCTGAATCTTTATTCGGTACGATCCACAGAACCTCCGGTGTATTAAAAGCATCTGATTTTTCTGTCATCGGCGACGGTTCTAATCTGACCATTTTAGTCGGTGATAAAAAGAACGCGACTAGCAACTGTTACGAAACTGTTGTTGGCGAAACTGATAAAACATTCCGCGCCAACATTAAAATTGAAAACTTAAAAATGTTGCAGGCAAATTATCGCGTTACCATTCATTCTAAAATTGCTAGGTTTGAATCTGTATCAGGCGATTTAGTGTATTACGTTGCAGTGGAAGCAGATTCTTCGTTTTAATATTCGCTTTACTTTTTGATACAGTTGGGGTATACTTGATCGTTACCCCAACTTACTTTTTACTATGGAGACATCATGACAATTCAAACTCAAGACAATCAATTTTTGTGGACTGAACGCTACAGACCTCAAACTATCGACGATTGTATTTTGCCGGAATCAACCAAAGAAACATTTCGTAATTACATTAAACAAGGCGAGTTACCGACTCTTTTGTTGGCGGGAACTGCAGGCGTAGGAAAAACAACGATTGCAAAGGCGCTTTGTAATGAAGTCGGCGCTGAATATATCATGATCAACGGTTCTGATGAAGGTCGTAAGATTGATACTTTACGATATACGGTTAAAGATTTCGCGTCCTCTGTTTCTCTGACCGACTCTAAAAAAGTTATTATCATTGATGAAGCAGACTACATGAATGCTGATTCGGTGCAACCTGCGTTGCGTTCGTTCATCGAAGAGTTCAGCAACAACTGCAGATTTATATTCACGTGCAATTTTAAAAATCGAATAATCGAACCGTTGCATTCGCGTTGCGCAACCATCGAGTTTAAAATTGACCCGAAAGATAAACAAGAAATGGCGGCGCAATTTTTTAAACGTGCCGCTAAAATCTTGAAACAAGAGAACGTTGAATTTGACCCTAAAGTGGTTGCTGAGTTAGTAACAAAACATTTTCCTGATTACCGGAGAGTCCTTAATGAGTTACAAAGATATTCTGTTGCGGGTAAAATTGACTCTGGAATTTTTGTCAATGTATCTGCGGATTCTTATAAAGAATTAATTCGCGGTCTTAAAGAAAAAGATTTTGGTTCGGTTCGTAAATGGGTTGCGAGTTCAGACTCGGACGCACCGTCATTATTCCGTCATTTGTACGACAATGCAGTTTCGCTTTTGGATCCTTCGAGTATCCCTCAATTAATTATCATTTTGGGCGATTATCAGTTTAAAAGTGCGTTTGTTGCCGATCAAGAAATAAACGCTATGTCTGCTATGGTTGAAATTATGTCTTCCGTTAGATTCAAATAGAGAATGTTATGGATAATTTTATAATTATAATTTGTGTTGTTATCGCTCTTGGTATTGGTTATTTCATCGGCGTGCATTTAACCATTGACAATTTCGTCAAAGGTTATTTCACAGTGGACGATTTCGCAGAAGAGTATGACCAACCGACTCAAGAATGGATAAGTCCAACTACCGGTAAATTACTGGACAGCGAACATAAAATTTCAGTCTACATTGAAATCGTCGATGGCGTTCTGTATACCTATGATTCAAAAACTAATAAGTATATGGCACATGGTGCTACTAGAATTGAGATGGAAGATATGTTAGTATCCAAATATCCAAATACTTTGTTTGGTATGACCGAAGAAAACTTACGAGAAGTAGGGTTTATAGAATGATTTTAATTAGCGAATATCAAAACAAATCGCGTAACGCCAGGGTGTATAAAACTGATAGAGGCGATTATCATATAATAATGTATGATGCGGATTACGACTATAACGGGTTTCATGCGTTTATGAATCTGGATAACGCGGAAGATTACGCAGAATCTTGGGTATTGCAGCAATAACAATAAGGAACTTTAAATTATGAATCCATTTGACTTCATTAACGCAATTACACAAACTAAAGAAAACCTGTTCATAGACCCGCAAGCATCAAAAGATTATAATGCGTTTATGGTTAATAGAGGGTTGTCTCAATATGCGGATACGATTTTATATGCCAACGAAATGAATCGGTTTTATAATTTAGATCCGGATATGCAGTTTCAATATCTTATAAATACAATTACTAAGAAAAAGCGATTTAATAAATGGGCAAAAAAAGAGAAAGACCCTAAATCATTTTTATTGGTTAAAGAATATTATAAGTATTCTGATGAGAAAGCAAGATCGGTCGTAGACATTTTAACTGATGATCAACTTGCTATAATTGAAACTAAATTGTATAAAGGCGGCAGATGATGACCGAAATTTACTATGATTGGACGTTTGATTCGTTATTGGAGGTAAAATTACCTGAACCCGATGCTTTTTTAAAAGTATGTGAAACTCTAACTAGGATTGGCGTAGCATCAAAAAAAGAAAATAAATTATTTCAATCTTGCCACATTTTACATAAGCAAGGGAAATATTATATCACCCATTTCAAAGAATTGTTTGCCTTAGACGGTAAAGAATCCAATATCACTAATAATGATATTGAAAGAAGAAATGCTATTGCTGGATTGCTACAAGACTGGGAACTTCTTACAATTGTGTACCCAGAAAAAGCAGAAGCAAGAGCTGCAATGTCACAGATTAAAATTATCTCTTATAAAGATAAAAGAAACTGGGAACTTTGCACTAAATATTCAATTGGTACTCGTGCTAGATAATTTTTAATATAAATTGAGGATAAAATGGAAGACTTTGTAATTGAACTTGAATTGAAAGTAGGCACTGTTAATGCAATCTTAAATGTATTAGCTAAAGCACCTTATGGGGAAGTTGTTGATTTAATCTCAGAAATTCATACAAAAGGCGAGGCAGCGTTAATTAAATTGCGCGAAGAACATCCAGAATTGTTTGTTCAATCTGAAGATGTTCAAGAAGAAGCTACCGCAGAATAATCCTTCTCCCGAAGGGATCGTTGTGTCTACGATTGAAAATAAGAGGCACATAACCATCTACGCCGTAAGGGTAGATAAACTTTAATCTTGCCGAAAGGAAGAAAATAAAATGACAACACAACGTATCGCATTTGGTCCACACTTCAATAACTATCTTGGTATTGATTCATTAATTAGAGACATGGAGCGTATAGCTTCATTACCCCAACAAGAGAAATATCCGCCGTATAACACAATTGAGTTAGAGGATAACGAATTTCTTGTCGAGTTGGCAATTGCAGGATTCTCCATTGATGATTTATCAGTTGTTCTGGAGGATGGCAAATTAATCATTTCTGGTGATAAATCACAGAAATCTGATGATACTGTAAAATATCTACACAGAGGTATTAGCACCAAATCGTTCTCAAAAACGATTCCGGTAGTTGATACTGTAGTAGTTAATAGAGCAGAACACATTGATGGTATCTTGCGTATTTACTTGGAGAACATTATTCCTGAGCATCGCAAACCGAAACGGATTACAATCAATAATTATGTTGAACCTGTTTTATTGGCTGAATAAATTATTATGGGGGAGTGAAATATCTCCCCTTTCTTTTTGAATATAGGAATGAATTGATGAGCGAAGATATTAAAGTAATTAAATTGATCAATGGCGAAGATTTAATCGTAGAAGTAGTAGCGGAAGTGGAATCCTCATATGGCAGAACCCATTATGAAGTGATTAATGCTGCTAATTTAGTACTACAAGAAACCGAAAAGGGCATGACAGTTGGTCTAGCGCCTTATTTACCTTATTCTGAAGGTAATATTAAATTGTATCTGCACACAATTACGGCAGAAGCATCACCAGAACCTCATATGCTACAAGAATATAAGAGAGTGTTCGGTAAGATTGTAACGCCATCCTCATCAATTATTATGCCAAAATAGGTAACTTATGATTACTAAAGAACATATTAAAGCAATTTGTCCAAATAATAAAAACCCAGAGCAAATTGCAGAAGCATTAAACCATGTATTACCTGAATACGACATCGCGTCTAAAGAACAAGTCGCGTGTTTTATTGCACAAACTGCCCATGAGTCAGGTGAATACAATTGTTTAAAAGAAAACCTAAACTATTCAGCTGATGGTTTATGTCGAGTATGGCCGAAACGTTTTCCATCGAAGGATGCTGCCGCGCCCTATAACCGCAACCCTGAAAAGATTGCCAATAAAGTCTACTGCGACAGAATGGGTAATGGCTCAGAAGCATCCGGTGATGGGTTTAAGTTTCGTGGACGTGGTGTGATTCAGCTTACGGGTAAAGACAACTATTCTAAATTTGCCAAATCAATTGATAAGTCGTTGGATGAAGCAGTTGCATTATGCGAAACGCTTGAAGGTGCAATTATTTCTGGTTGTTATTTCTGGCAAGCAAATAAACTAGACCGATTTGTACAGAAAAAAGATTTCGTTGGATTGACAAAAGCCATTAATGGCGGAACGCATGGTTTAGATGATAGAACCAACAAATATAAAAAAGCATTGGCTGTATTGGATTTTGATGTATTAGAGAAACCATCAAAACCTTCGCCAGAACCAGTTAAAGTTGAAGAATCTACAGAAGAACCCGATTACGCAGATTTGGCGTTAAAATATGCCAATGAAGTATTTGATGACATCAGTAAAGGCGTTGATGATGCATTAAGTTCTATTACTAAATTTTTCCACGATTAATGATTTTGGGGAGAGTAATATCTCCCCTTTTCTTTATAAGGGACTATAATGAAACAAAAAAAATTAATTAAAAAAATATATTCTGCTTGTTTAGATAATGATATAGAAAAACAAACAGAACTAAAATTAAAACAGTATAAAAAGATTCTTAAACGCAAAGAAAAGAATAAACCATTCAATAATAAATGGACTGTAATTTAGTGAAAAAAATAGTATTATCGCCTTGGTTGGCATTATTAACATTAAGTTTAATTATTGGATTGAGAGTATCTGATCCTGATTTTATACAGAGTATTAGACTTAGATATTTTGATACTCTAATTCTGTCTCAACCAATCAAAGAAGATAGCCAAGTTGCCATTGTTAATATAGATGATGAGTCTATACAGAAATATGGTCAATTCCCGTTTCCCCGCGATGTTTATTCAAAAATAATTACCGACTTATACGACCATGGTGCTGGTCTTGTTGTTTTTAATATTTTCACACCCGACAAAGATAGATTTGGTAAAGATGCAGTATTCAAAGATACGTTACAGAAATTTCCTGTTATCATTCCACAAGTTGGTACTAATGATAATCTTGATTTTGGTATCCCTTTCAACCCAGGCGTTGCCGAGATTGGTGAATCCGCGAGATTATTCGCACCGAGTTATCGAACAATACAACCTAGTATCTACAGAGAAACAATTGGCGGGATCGGAGTTATCAACACCTTGCCAGAGATTGATGGCGTTGTTAGACGAATGCCAATGCTGGTCACAGCAAATGATGTCCTGTACCCTTCAATCGCACTTGAAACGCTCAGAGTTGCTTCAGGTGATGTCAGCTTTCAAGTTAAGTCCAATGAATCTGGAATTGAAGCAGTACGAATACCACAATATGGAAAAATTGACACGGATGAATTCGGTAGAATCTGGATTGATTGGTCACGCGAACCCAAACAATATTCTCTCCAGCATATACCAGAATCCTTCGATGGAAAGATTGTCATTGTTGGACTTTCAGCAAGAGGACTTAATAACCCTGTTGGAACAGCAAGAGGCGGAAGATTTCCACATGACGTTCAGGGTGTCGTTTTAGAAACTATCATCAGTAACGCTAATATTGCTAGACCTGATTGGTCGACTATTGCTGAAATTGGATTTACGCTACTATTAAGTATTATTTCATTATTATTAATTAGGTGGAAATATGGGTTTATACCTGTTATTGGAAGTATTGCCTCTATTCATTTTGGTGCTAGTTATATTTTTAACAATTACCATTACCTTCTGGATGCTACGATTCCTATTCTGGGTATTTTTCTGGTCTATAGTCATAGTTTTACCGTCAAATTTGTTACCGAACTAAATGCTAAATTACAAATAAAAAAACAATTTGGCGGGTACTTATCGCCGATTATGGTAGAACGATTACAGAAGAATCCTGAATTAATTAAATTGGGCGGCGAACGCAAAGAATTGTCTATTGTTATGACGGATCTCAGAGGATTTACGACATTGGGAGAATCGTTTGGCGAAGACGTTGAAGGGTTAACCTCTATTATGAATGATTACATGACCGCTATTTCAGAACCAGTATTAAAGAACGAAGGTTGTATCATAAAATTTATCGGCGATGCTTCGCTCCATGTACACGGCGCGCCATTAGATGACAATCAACACCATTACAATGCGGTTAGAACGGGGTTAGCGATGTTAGATGCAGCGGAAGAATTCAATAAAGAATTAGAAGCAAAAGGTAAACCAAGAGTAGGTATGGGCGTTGGCGTTAATGCCGGACAAACTCTAATTGGTAACATTGGTTCTAAAACAAGATTTGGGTATGATGTATTAGGAGATAGCGTGAGCACAGCTGCGCGACTTGAAGGGCAGACTAAACCATACGGTGTTAAAATTATTATCAGCGAATCAGTTGCTAAGGAAGTTTCTGATTACTATTTGACGTTAGAACTAGACATCGTTGCAGTCAAAGGGAAATCAATCGGTACAAGGATTTACACAGTGTTACCAATAACGGACGCTAATGGAGGACTTGACTATCTGTTAGCAGAAAAACAACATAACATTATGCTTGATTTATATCGTTCGCAAAGATGGATAGAAGCATCAATTATGTGCCACAAATTGATCGGCGAATTTGATGGTAGTATGGACGCTTATTACGAAATGTTAATTCATAGAATAGGCGAATATCAGCAAGATAACAAATTCCCTAAAGATTGGGATGGTACTTATATTAGTAAAACAAAATAATATGAAACATTTGAAAGACTTGAATTGGGCAGGAACTGTCTGTTTTATTATTGCCGGATTATGTTTTGCATTACATATAGACCCATATGAAAAATTTGCTTTTATATTTTTCTTATTGGGGCATTCTATCTGTTTAATTGCAGCAAAGAAAAGAGATATACATTCGTTAATCGTCAGATATTATTTTTTTGTAGTCATTGACTGTATAGGGATATATCGCTGGTGGATTTAATAAATACAATTTAATAAACTTGGAATTTAAACATGGCAACAAAACGTAAACCAAAGAAAGAGAAAGTAGCGGAAGAATTGGCGGTTAAACCAGTTCAGGTTAAACAATCTAAACCAAGAAAACCAAAGACAGTTAAACCAACGGAAACTGTTTCAATTGTTGAAGAAATCATTGAACCGATTGTAGAACAGGTAGTTGAAGAAGCGGTTAATGAAGTAGTTCCTAGTAAATATAATCCTAAAAAGATCGCGGTATTGATTACTGGAGGTATTATCGCTGGCGGCGTATACGGATTTGATTATTTAATTTCTTTGATTAAATAAAAAGAAGGGGATTTATTCCCCTTCGTTCTTACTTCTTGAATGCTGTTACGCCAAGAATGGCGCCGAATGCTAAATGCATCATGCCACCGCCTTGTAATGTAACACTTTGATATGCATCAATGTTTTGACCTGGATTCAAATACTGTAATACGTTATAGATTACAGGACCAATTACGAAATCAAAAATGTTGATGATCAAGTACCCTATTCCCATCATCGGTTTCCAGGTTCTATCCATAAAATCTCCATTTTGTATAGATTGTTCAATCTGTTCTTCAACCACTTCGCTTAAATCAACATCCTTTTTAACTCGCGTTCTTCTCGCCTTTACTTCTGCCATAGTTTCCTCCTTATAAACTGTTTTATTTATAACAATAACGCAGGTCTTTACTTTTTCAACAACTCGCGGTATACTTGATTTATCAGTTGAAGTTTGACTGATAAATAATCTTAGAAGTGATGTTGATGGTGTCTACGTTACACCGCACTTCTACTTTAGTAAAAACATTTTTCTTAAATTTTTAAACTAAAGGTGATATTATGCCAGCTCCATTAACAATGAGTTCAGTTGTTTTACAATCTATCAACTCAACAAAAGAAGCAACAAATCGTGTACAAACTGAATTGACCACAGGCAAGAGAACTCTTGATGCTGGTGAACAAGGTGTCGTAACTCGTTTGTCTTCTCAAGTAAATGGTTATGCCGCTGCACAAAATAACATTCAGAAATCACAAAACGTTATCAATGTAGCACAAACAGGTCTTTCAGCTATTTCAGATATTCTGTCGCAAATGAAAGATTTGGCGAATAAAACTAACGACAATACTATGTCGGATGCTGATAAAACTAAATTGAATCAAACTTTTCAATCTCTATTGAAACAGGTTGACGATTTAGCGTCATCTACGCAGGTTGACGGCGTTAGCGTATTGTCAAGTTCAGCAACTGATTTAAAGGTACAAACTGGTTTGACTTCAACTGATCAAATTACAGTGACTGCACAAAAATCAGACACTACAACATTAGGTATCAACACTCTTGATATCAGTGCCACCGGCGATGCTGCTGCTGCAGTTGATGCGCTACAAACTGCGATTGATTCTGTTTCGTCAAGTCAATCAAGTTTAGCTGCTGATAAAATCGGTTTATCTGCGAGAAATAAAACTGTTCAGTCTATTTCTAGCAATCTGGAGGATACAATTTCTTCGATAGAAAAACCAAATGCTGAGCAACTTCAAATGGATTTACAAAAGTTGAACAATCAGCAATCTATTAATTATTATTTGATTAATCAGATGAATCAACAAGCACAATCAATGTTGACAATCTTCCGTTAATCGGTTTAAGGGGAGTGAAATATCTCCCCTTTCTTTTTCTTTATGAGTAAATTATGAATACTAGAAAAGCATTAAACGTATATGCAGAGATTGATAGTAACCTTTCGGGCGCATCATTCGAGAAGAAGTGGTTTGAATCTGTAATCATGGTACTACAACGAGTACAGAACGGTTATTATAATCCGGTCGAATCGCATATCAAATTGATTGAAGTGTGCGATGGGTTAGGTTGGATCCAAGAGAACTTAAATGAAAAATTGAGTTCACAACACAGAACATTATTGAAAAGCATCTATAGCACTGCTATTCAAATTATCAATGGCGCAATCGCCACCAAGAACTTCCAGTATTTGGAAATTGTCGTCTCCTCTTTAAGAACTGTAATAGAACCTTACAATCAGCAAAATAATTCTTGACTTCTTAGTCGCACTAGAGTAAAATTGAATCATAGGTTGATCGCAGCGGTTGACTCTGTTACTGGAGATAATAATGAAAAGTACGAAATTATACGATGAATCAATTTATCCATACCTAGGAATTCATCGATCAGGTTGTCCTGTGGTATTATTTACTGAACGTAATCAAGGAACAGTTGTATCAGTAAGTCCGCAAGCTGATGACACTCAACATCTAGGTGAATTCCGAAAAGATTGGATAATGGATAATTTTGATAAATTTATTGGTAGAATAGTGTTGGAGAATTAATATGAACTTAGAAGATATTTTAAACTGTTTGAATGATGGTTACGAATTTGATTCATACCAACGAACTGTTGTTCCTGCTGCATTAGCACAAGATTTAATTCTTAAAGCGGCAAATTTACATAAACCTAAATGGATTAATTCTGAAAAACGATTGCCAGAGTTGAACCGCGAGGGAATTTTTGAACAATCAGAAAATGTTTTAATTTATGAGTCTGGGAATTTTTGGGTTGCTTATCTAACTTTTAGAACGTATAATGAATATAGGTGGATTCTGGATGCTTATCACGATATTCCAATAGAAAAAACATATTGGATGCCGCTACCTAAAAACCTTGAGAATTAATATGAAAGCGATAATTGATTTGGAAGATTTAAAATCATTCATAAAAACTGTATCTGATTATCCAGATGAATGGTATGGACCACAAAATTATATGACAGGTGACTGTATTTGTGAGTTTTTAGAATGGAATAATAAAAAGAAAATAGCAAAAGAATTTAGAAGTTTTCTTGATGAGGAAATAGGTAACGAATAAAAGTACTTGACTTCCTAGTCCTAGTCTAGTAAAATTGATCTATAGGTTGGGTTGACCACCCTGACTCTTATCGAAGATTAACGGTATAATGAATCATACTTAAAGAAAAACTGGAGAGAAAAATGAACTTTGATAAAGATTTTACCGACCTGACTATGTTCAATTTTGGCGTTGTTGTTGTGTATAACGAATCTATGCAGATTAACCTACCAAAAACTGGTTATCCGTTGTATGATGCGTTTGGTTACAAAATTGGGTTTTCGTATCCACGCTGGTTCAAAAATCTTTTTAAAATTGTTTAAAAAGTGCTTGACTTCTAATTACCTTGCGTTACAGATATCGGCGCGCACCCACCAACGGTAGAACAATTAAAATTGATTGAATAATATTGACTGGAATTGCCAGATTGGGTTAAATTTACCTCAACTGGCGTTCCGGATAATGAAATAATTGCGGTATGGTCGCCAATACCTTGTTGTAATGTATTAACAGACTTATTACTTCCCGATAACGTTACGTTCAATGTATGATTACCGGAATCTTTCTGTTGTGCTATTACAGAGTTATTGCTACCATTATTAGTAACATCGATCTGCTTTGTGCCTGTACCCATTTCCTCTAAATCATAATAATTATAATTACCATTGGTATAAGCGTTAACAGATTTATTTGTGTTACCTTCTTGCGTAACAACTGTTTCATTATATGCGCCAATTTGTTCGATGTATACATCTGATGCATAAACATTGAAACTAATTAATAATAATATCCATTTCATTTTTGTTTCAATACTCCATTATTTTGTTTTATATTAATAATATTCCCACCTGGACTACCATCACCAATTAATATTGATGCTGGTACATCATCTTGGATAATTGTAATCAGACTATTAGAATTGTATCCTTGAGTTTTGACTTCGGAATAATGTTCCACTCCTGATACCCTAAACGCGATACCAGAACCCTTTAATTGGGTTTCATTAGTATCAGGTCTCTGCCACAATACACAGACATTAGTTGTGGGATTGCAGTTGGTTTTATTGGCATAATCAATCATCTGTAATAATCTAGCATCTTCGGTTTCATTCAAACTATTGGCAATTTTACCCGCCATGCGTCTAGATGCATCCGCGTCATCGAATTCTGCATCTTGTTCTTGTTTGGTCTTAGATGATGCCTTTACTGCCTTCTGTACTTCTGCTGGCTGAACAATGATCAAATGATTACCAATATTCCCTTCGACTGTATTGATAATAGCGGGTATTGTCGGTAATCTAGTTGCACTTTGTACATAAGTTGCCTGAAATGCTTGGTCTAATGATACTTTACCTGCCAGAGTTTCAACATCAATCTTACCGACTTTACAAGTATTTTCTTCCAACTCATATTCCTTTACTTTTTCATCGGGTTTACAGCTCGGTAATAATACGATTAATGATTGACCTGTTTCGTCGATTGTCATTGTGAAATCGGTACCACGAACAGCAATTGTAGCAGTTGGCGTTTGTATACCGACTTGTTGTGGATTATTCTTAGCAATTTGACCCGATGCATATCTGACAGTACCCATTGCCACTTTTAATACCAATTTACCTGCATCACTTTTCTTAGTATCAAACACAAAATCATCAATCAACAATTTACTATTCTCGGTGATTTTCGCCTTTGTATCATCTTTGAATACGATATTACCAACACAATTACCTGTGATATAAGTATCCATACTTTCAATGGTTGAACCTTTATCGCCCGGTAATTTTTGTTTATTTCGTTCTATCTGACATCCTGTGCCTTTAGATTCAACCACAGAACCAATATCTGCTATCACATTAAGTGATACCAATATCAACAACCATTTCATTATCGTGCAATGGCAGTTTGTGGGTTAACAATCGCACTAGAACTGGTTCTGACAGTAACTGTATTATGGTCACCTGTAGTTCTAATATCGACGGTAGTATCATTAGTGCCTTGCTGTTGCACTATATTGGAGTTATAATCACCCGCAATGTATTGTTTCAAATCATGACCGAATGCACCAGCAGAATCTAATTGTTCATCAATTAGAATATTAGTATTACCCGTAATTGCTATATTGGATTTACCATTAGAACTTTTTAAATTATTGGTAATCTGATTTGAATTGCCCGTAGTAACAATTGTGCTGGTAATATCGCTCCCCAGTAATGTCTGTAGTATTAAATTAGTATTACCGGTAATTGTTTCTGAGATAATATTTCTAAGATTATTTGTATTAGCATCACCTAATAATAACTTACTCATATTGTCATTACCTGACACTGCACTAGTATATTGGTTATTACCGCCTTTTATATTATACTGCGCCCAGTTATTAGTACCATGTTGGGTGATGGTAGCTGTATTTGAACTACCGTTAATTGACCCATAATTCAAAGAACTTGGAGCATCAGGCGTTAAAGTGGTAATATTATCAGAATTTGATACGCTGATATTACCATTAGAACCACCCACATTATTAGTTCCGCCAACCTGTTCAATAGTAATCGTATTAGTGTTTCCGACTTGTTCTATGTAAACAAGATTTGGATTTGTGGCGTTGTCTGCGTTTATGTTTTGACTTATCACAAGTAGCATAATCAAACTTATTAGATTTTTCATCTATAATTTCCTTGTTTAAATTATCATCTTGAAGTTTTACATGCTCTTGGGTTTCAATAACTTCCTTTTCTTTCATTATAATTGGCGTCATAGATTCAGTTTTATATGACCAATGACCTTTTCTAATACCTTCTTTAATAGTTTCCAACACTGCAGATTGGATCGCTTTATTGGTGGCACGATTGATACTTTCATTAATAGAGCCGCCAATCTCTGCTTCAACTGACATAGTACCGGCATCCATGAATTTCAATACACCAATTTTATCCAAATAACTCAGCACAGTTTTGGTAATTGTAACTGATGTTAATACTTCGCCTGTCGTTACCGATACTGTTCTGAGATTAATAGTCACTGTATCGCTTTGATATTGAGTTTCGCCGCCAATACCAAAAAATCGAACACCAGCGCCGCCTGTTACTGTATTTGAATCGTAACCCGTAATCGAACCTTCAAAAATGATGCCAGCAAATATCATGGGTGGTAGATGTTGGGCATCTTTACCTTGATACTGTTCCCGCATTTGTCGAATCATCTGACGTTCTTTGATTAGATTTTCTAACCCAACTCGTTCAACCACAGTAAACCATCGACCATCACCCACATCTTGTAATGCTTTGATTAGGTAACCTTCTCCGCCTTGCGTAACAGCAGAACTCAATGAAGCAATATTAGGTATTGATTTGCGCTGACCCGTTTTATCTTGAAATGCATACACGCCAACGGGTATTGGTCCACCCGATGGTGGTAATAGTACATTTTCTTCTTTATGCAAAAAGGTTGATTTTTCTACGGCTGGATCATCAAATTGTTCGCCAGTAATCAATTTGTGGATAGCACTACTAGTAGCACATCCTTGTAGTAATAAAAACAATAAAAATAATCGTTTCATTTTAATCCTTTAAAATGCGAAAGAACCTGCTGGCACTTTCATAGTAGTAGTCTGGGATAGATTACTGTTATTGGTAATATCAATGATGATCAATCCAGCGTCAGAACCAGCACCCAAAGACCAAGATACTGAATTTCCACCTAAATCTGGTATAGAACCACAGACTATGCCAGTAACTGTACAAGTAGCACCATCAGAAAACATAGAATCGGTCAATTGTTTTGCTAACTGCGAATAGATTCTTGATTCAAGATTAGCTAGAAATTTCGCTTGTGGGGTATTCAATGCTGCTGATTCTGCCTCAGCTTTTATAGCATCGGTTGCTGCTTTATTCTTATCAATGGCTTGAGTTTCCAATTGATTGATGGTTAGAACGTGAGAACTGTAACCTGATCCAGAGAATGAAGGCGAATTGAATGTGTGCGTTAATTCTGCAGAATGAACAGAAGTGCTTAATAATAGAAGTAGCCAATATCTCATTTCTTATTCTCCTTTTGAGCATTCTCGCGCATCTGCAAAACAGTATTGAGTTTTGCTGTAAGTCGAAGTAAATCGTTGTCGAGTAACCGTATTCTATCAATAAGCGTAATCAATTCTTTTGACGCTTCGCCGAGAACTGGGTTAATTTCATTAATGGTAAAATCCCAAACATGTTTGACCATTTTCAGCATAAAAAATGATGAAACTATTGGAAAACCATACTTTGAAATAAGTTCTGATAACTGAGTAATGTCCATAAATTTAATCTCTGCGGCAATCGTTCTTTCCGTCTGATCTAGCAATCCTGTCAAGATCAGGTCTCAATCCCATAACAGATGATATTGTTACGTCAATTTTAATCAACTCATGGGAACATGTTTTAACACGATTCTCTAATGCCATTACAATAGACGCTAATGTTCTGACTGAAGTGATTATGTCGCCAAGCACAAACTTTAATGCCGTAAAAATAAACCCGCCAGCAGCACAACTTCCTAATATTGGCGTCACGACATCAGAAAAAAACTTTACGTATTCTTGATCCATTACGATGCCTTATTCATTACTTGGTGAACTTGATGGTGTATTTTTTCTGGGAGTGGTTCAACGTACAACGATTTTGAGACTAGTTGGTCGAGTTCAAGAACATCTATATTCATCTGTTGAACTCTACCATCCATCGATTTAATCAATCCAGTAATTTTTTTAATTGATTTGACGATTGATCCTAGCACTAAGTTCACTGCTTGCATGATGAACCATCCGCACACGACTGCTAATGCGATTGGGAATCCACATGCTTCAACTAACTGGAAGAAATCAAAATTAGGTATACCAATGTCCATACTTTTCTCTTAAAGAGCTTTACTTTCCTTTGTAACTAAGGTATGCTAACTGTGTTAGCGGTTGATGTAACCTTTATTAATAACTTTGTTATTTAGTTCTAGGAGTCTTAAGTGATTGAAAATTTTGTTAACAGTATCAGCGTAGTTAATACTACCCTCGATGGGGAACCCGTTTATTACTACCACGGTGATGGAACTGGAGATTTTGAACAGATGAGTCGTCGGATAAAGTCTGTTAAAATACTTGATGATTACGAAGATTATTTAAGAACTCAATTAAATTATGTGGAGATGTTACGTGAAAAAGAAACAGAAGTTTAAGACGGCAGAACACGCTAAACGCGCAAGAGAAGCAGAAAAGTATCAACAAGAACTTTATAAAAAGTGGGGTATCGGTGAAGCAAAAAGAAAACCTTCTACTAAGACGTTCGTACCCAGTTACTCTCATCGTTCTACAGATAATCGGGTTGGTTCTGTGGGGATGTCTGGTGGAACCTGTAGTCGTAAAGATGCTTTAATGTATACTGGAACTTTGGTTATTGGTATCAGTACAATGCATAAGAGTAACGCAGTTCCGATTATTGATCAGGCACAGGCAGAAGAGATTGCAAGAATGCGTCGCGGTTGATTGTTTCGTTTTAAGAAACAGTCTTTTTGCTTTTTAGAGCGAAAAAGTTCTTTACTTCTTCCGAGAACTGCCGTATACTATACTCATACTTAATTATGAGAGGTTGTTATGAAAACTAAAATTTTGAATGAATTGAAAACCGTTTCTTTTGCTATCGCGTTTGGCGCGTTCTATGTTACCGTAGAACCTATCTTAATGTCACTGCTTAAATAAGGATTGACATGAAACCTATGGATCAATTGATTGAAAGATACGAAGAATTCCAGAAGTTAATTAAACATCCAGAATATGTCCTTAGCGACGATGAATATGATGAATACGCTTTTATTTGTCAAGAGTTATTATGGAATATAATGGAAAATAATAAAGATGTTTTGATTAGATTGAGGGATAGATAATGATTGAATCCTATATGCAGCATTGTCGTAGACATAAGTATGGGTGGAGCGCTGGTGAATTATCTCATCGTTGGGTATCAGATAATCGTTGTTTTAATACAAGTGGAATACATTCCGGTAGAAGTTTGATCAGAACCTGCAGAAATCGTCTTCCTTATAAGATGGTTAAAATTCGATGTAGAGTTGATGCATTCAGAACTCTACATGGCGTATTGTGGCTGAATAGTGCAGTTGTTATTAAAAACTTGAGTGTAACCAATGAAAAATTTAATTGAATTTATTGTAGTGGTGTGGTGGTTTATAGGAATCTCAGTATCACATGGTGCTATGACCTTATTAGCGATATTGTTCCCGCCTTACGCAATGTATCTGGCGATAGAAAAACTTTTGATTTATTATGGGGTATTATAAATGAATAGAATTAAAACTGTTAATGAATTTTTTAAAGTATTATCTGATGGTGCTGTTGTTGAATTATTTGATGGATATGACGGTTGCAATGTCTATTATAAACTGATAGATAATAACATATATATTTCAGGTTTTCCTGATAAAGATTATATGTTATCTGCAGCAGTTAGTATGGATTTTGAAAAAAATGTTTATGTCAAATATGTCAAACCACCAGAATGGTATGATAATATTCCTAAACAGGGTAGATTATGTTGGGTTTGGGATAGCGATTATAATCAGAGATATCCAGGCGTGGTTATAAGTTATAAACCTGATCTAACATATAGATTTATCATAGCATCGGGTAGTAGTTTTAAAAATGCAAAATTAATGACTTCGGATGAGATTAAACGATATTATGAATAAACGAGAAATTGATATAGATTTATTTTTAATTGCAGCTGCTATTGCTGTGTTGTTTATCACAGTTAAATTTACATTATGATAGAAGCAGAGTCGGTATTGTTACATACATTTGAGCAGGATGATAAATCTGCTAAGGTATTTTTGTACAATTCAAAATATTTTGTTGTGTATAGAGAAATGATTGGTACTGAATTAATCAGGCGAGAAATTGAACAATTTGATAACGAATTAAATGCAGAATTATTTGCTGAGATATTAATAGAGGGTGTATGATTAGTTTAGATAAAAAATATAAAACATTTTGTGGTCGCGAAGTTGTGTTATTAGACATTTATAATAATCAAGTATTCGGTAGAGCTAAAACTCCTTCAGGTAATTGGTATTCAGATCAATGGGATATATATGGAATTAATTCCAATTCTAGTTTAAAAGAATTAAATTTAATTGAAGTTCCTGATTTTAAAATTGTTAATGTAAAACAACGTTTTGTTAAAATTGTCCTATATTACGGTGTTAGTTAT